ACACAATAAAAATAAAACAATAAAAATTAAACAAAAAGAATCAATAAAAAATACAAATAATAAATTATTTGTGTTTTTAAGAACACTTGAAAAAGCAGTATCACCACACCACTATCCTCTTTCACATCTCGCCACATGAATCAAAGAACCAACTCTACAAGACACTTGAACGCACTCGCACACTCTGCATCCATGTGATCGAACATCTCATCGTCCTCATCTTCCTTTTCCTCTTCCTCTTCCTCGCGAACCTTCCTCTTGTCATCCTCTTTATCCATCTGAACAAGTTCTCTCTTCATCTTCTTCTTTTCCTCATCCATCAGCGTCTGAACAAGAAATTTGAAACCCTTCTCCTCGCGCAGCTCGGCTTCGCTCAGCTTCTCACCGATCGGCTTCTTGTACTCCTTCTGATCACCAAGGATCGCCTCCTTCAGCATCTTATCAACAAACCGCCTCTCCTCAATCTCATCAAGCTGCTTCTCAAGCTGCTACTCAAGCGGTTCCTTGTGTTCGCGCACCAGCTGCTCATCAAGCTGCTTCTGCTCCTCAAACCGCTTCTGCTCCTCAAGCCGCTTCTGCTCATCAAGATGCTTCTGCTCCTCAAGCCGCTTCTGCTCCTCACACTTCGCACGATATTCATACACAGCAACAAGTTCCCGTTCTGTGTTATCGTCGAAATACTTGTTAAGACGCCTCATACGCCTCATATCCTCATCCAACTTCGCCTGCTTCTCTTCGCTCAACACATAATAGTGCTGCACGGCTTCGATCGGCTTCTTGTCGCTCAACACATCCACGCACTGCTTGGCTTCGCTCGGCTTCTTGTCGCTCAGTTTCTCGCTGATCGGTTTCTTGTCGCTCGGTTTCTCACGAAAACACTCCAAATAGCATTCCAACGAATTACCTTTCATCATGTCGGACATCTTGTTGGAAACAGATTTGGTAGTCTGCTTGCTGGGTGCAGATTTTGAAGTCTGCTTGCGTCAGGTAAAGTTCCTGAAAGGGGGGGTCGGATATGGGGGTCCGAAAGCTGGTGCAGATTTTGAAGTCTGCTTGCGTCAGGTAAAGTTCCTGAAAGGGGTGGTCGGATATGGGGGTCCGAAAGCTGGTGCAGATTTTGAAGTCTGCTTGTGTCAGGTAAAGTTCCTGAAAGGGGTGGTCGGATATGGGGGTCCGAAAGCGTGACAGGTTTAGCTAAAACCTGACAAAAATATGATGGGGTGGGAATTCTTGTGTACGTTCAAGGGGGACCTCAAATACTTGAAATATTATGAACCACTATGTACTTATTATTTCAATTTTTTTATTTAACATTATTACGAATTAATAAACATAATGATCTTGCAAAATGTAATCAATTACAAGTAATTATAAAACAAATTATAAAAATAAATAAATCAATAATAAAAGTAATCAATTACTTGTTATTAAAAGTAATTATAAAAACAAATTATAACAAATCAATAATAAAACAAATTATAAAAACAAATTATAAAAACAATTTATAACACATACATTCGCTTTTTTACAAATGATATAGTATTACAATTAAATATATTAAAAATTATAAATATCTATATTAAAAAATACAAAAAAATATTAAATGAACACATAAAACAAACATAATAAAACAAAAATAATAAATTATTTTTTTTTTATTCGTCGGTTCGAATTGTAGTTATCACTTTTTGGCTAAGCAACAACTAATGGGGTGTCACAATACATGTGACACTAGGGGGGAAAAGAGTATTGATTTGTATTAATCGTTATCACAGTGTACTGCAACATTTGATAATACCAAAAACGGCGCCGTAGCCTTCTTTAATCCCCACACCAATGGGAACCGTACTCCAAAGGATTTAACTCCTTTTCTAGTTGGCTCGCCAGCCCCCCCTACATAATATATGCACAAGTATAAACATCCATCTTCAAGAAAATGACATTCACTACTTGTGCGGGTTTGCCCAACAATATTTCTCTCAAAACATCGCCAGACCTTCTCTCAAAACAGGGCTGTCTTGCGAGGGATGTTGTCGTACTACAACACCACGGGTCCACCACCCGCCAAAAGACTTAAATTATATGGAAGCATTATAGATTTACAATTTCAATTTTTAAATAAAACAAATACCAGACATTCATCGTTAATAAACCTTTGAATAAGACAATGTAAATGCATATTGACACGTCTGCAAAATCATCAACAAAATGGTTGTAATAAATAAACACATGGAAGACGTCCCACGTTCCATCGTTGTGATCCTTTGAATAGAACAACGTAAATGCAAATTGAACCATCCGTCTTGGTTTCACACTTCAATAATTCACAATCATTGTTCGCTAGCTTGAACTCTTGGCGAAATTGCCTATTGTTCTTGTAAAGATACATTATCTGTTTACCAGATAGATACTGAGGATCTGATGTAACAAGACCTGATGTAATAATGCGTTGTTTCTTCTTGTATAATTTTTGGATTAATGAAAACATATTATGTTAATCATATACAGTAATCATTGTTTCATATTTTCAATTTTTTTAAATAAACAACTCTACAATATTCTGACAAAAAATAAAAAAACTTTTAAATTCTTTAGGAATATTTTATTTACACATGGTTTATATATAAAATTATTTTATTTTATATTATATATGCCTTCATATAATACAGTTACATTTGATAAAAATAAAATTATCATTATTATTGATAATGATGATAAAATATGGTTTAATGCAAAACAATTATGTGTAGCTTTAAATTATAAAGACACCACAAAAAAAATAGCAGATTATATAGATAATGAAGATAAACTTTTATTAAAAAAAATAAAAATTAATTTTGAAATGTCGCTACCATCAGATACAATTTTTATGAATGAAAATGGATTATATTCTATTTTAATATTATCCCCTCTTAAAAATGCAATTGTTGGAAAAAAATTTGTAAAATGGATTAGAAATGATGTTTTTCCTGTAATAATTAAAAATAATACATATTCGTCTAATACAGAATTAACACCGTTTATTAAAAAGAAAAAATAAATGTAATATTATTTCACCATATTATTTTCTTACAATAAATCAAGTTTAAATTATGAACATTACCCAAATTACTTGTGTCTGTTATTTTTTTACAATGACTCAAGTTTAATGTATGAACATTACCCAAATTACTTGTGTCTGTTATTTTTTTACAATGACTCAAGTTTAATGTATGAACATTACCCAAATTACTTGTATCTGTTATTTTCTTACAATGACTCAAGTTTAAATTATGAACATTACCCAAATTACTTGTATCTGTTATTTTCTTACAATGACTCAAGTTTAAATTATGAACATTACCCAAATTACTTGTATCTGTTATATTATCACACTTACTTAAATTTAAAGTATGAATATTACCCAATTTACTTACGTCTGTAATACCATAACAATTATGTAAAAATAAAGTATGAAGATTACTTAACATACTAATATCTGTTATATTATCACAATTACTTAAATTTAATTTATTTACATTACCTAATTTACTTATATCGATAATATCATAACAATTACTTAAATTTAATGTGTGTACTCTTCCTAAAGTACTTATATCTGTTATATTCGTACACCCACTTAAATTTAATGTATGTACATTATTTAGGTTCGATACATCTTTTATATTTACACAACCAGTTAAATTTAAAGTATGAATATTACTAAAATTACTTGTATCTGTTATGTCATCACAATATTTTAAATATAATGTATTATTCATACCTAATTTATTAGTATTTATAATATTTGGACAATCATTCAAATATAAATAATTAACTTTTTTTAAAGAACTTACATCTGTTATATTTAGACAATAATTTAAATATAATTTATGGACGTTTCCTAAATCACTTACATCTCTTATATTACAACAATTACTCAAATTTAAAGTATGAACATTACCTAGATAACTTATGTCTGTGATATTACAACAATTACTTAAATTTAAAGTATGAACATTACCCAAATCACTTATGTCTGTAATATTACAACAATTACTTAAATTTAAAGTATGAACATTACATAGATAACTCACATTTGTTATATTACGACAATTACTCAAATTTAAAGTATGAACATTACCTAGATAACTTATATCTGTGATATTACAACAATTACTTAAATTTAAAGTATGAACATTTCCTAAAACACTTACATCTTGTATTTTTGTATTACTTAAATTTAAAATATATACATCTTTAAATATACTTATATCAATATTATTTTTATAATTATATAAATTAATTGACAGTTGTTTATTTAATTTCTTAATTTTTTTTAATATAAAAAATCTATAATATAAATTATTATAATATTTAATTGATTCATTTCTTGTTAATTGTTCAATATTGATATTAGTCATTAATTATATTATAATATATTAGTATGTTAAATTAATTTCATTTTTTCTTAATTAATATACATAATTTATTATATAATATAATATATATAATTAAGAAAAAATGAATAATCGTGAAAAAATTAAGAAAAATAAAAAATTACGTAATAAATATATAAATGAAAAACAAAAAAGAAAAGATATATTTATTTATACAAGAGCGATCTTATTAGTAGTTAATATAATTGTATTTTTTGTAGTATTTTACAAGTTATATTCAAACTTCAAAGAAAATAAAAAATTATTAGGTGGATATGTAGTATATACATTAGTCATTATTGCCGAAATTATTATTTATAATATTTTTTTACAGACTAAATCATCCTTATATAAAATAGAAAAACCCACTTATGAAAAATTAACGTATAAAAAAAGAAGAGGAAGCGGAAGCAAACCATCAACAAATGTTGTAATACTACAAAAACAAGTTAGATTACCTATAGTTACTACGGTATTAAACTATTTAAATAAATTTAAAAATATGTCAAATGATACGTTATTACAACAAGAAAACGTATTTCAAGTATTAATGTTTGTACAATATTTACTAACTAGTAATCTATTAAAAGATTCACAATCAATCACACCATCGATAAATATAATACATAAACAGATTGATATATTAAAAAATATAATACAACAAAATACTAATAATATACAACAAAATGATATACTAAACATAACAATATTAATATTACAAGATATAACAATTGCTATGCAAAATCAAATCACACCAAATACAACTGCAATTGTACCAGTTGATATTATAGAAATATCACCCCTTGTAATATATAAATTAAAAGCTGTTGTTGAAATATTAAATGAAATAAATAAATCACAAAATACATTAATATTACAACAAAATATGTATATGGTATTAGAAATTGTACTATATATAATGGATAGCAAAATACTAAAAAAGATTAATGTTCAATCATTAATAAATATAATACAACGTGAAATTGTTGTATTAAACAATATAATAAAACAAAATCCTAATGATATATCACAAAATTATATACTGAACACAATATCATTAATATTAAATAACACAGTAGAAATATTACAAAATACTATTCTACCAACCATGACAGTCGCATTGATCCCAGTATTCGCACCGACTATACCACGAAATATACTGATACCATTTGAAAAAGCCACAGATTTGTTAAATGAAATAAATACAAAACAAAGTACTGAAAATAATGATAATATAACACAAAATATATTAACAACACAACAAAATACTTGCGCAGTATTAAAAAGTGTGTTTTATATTCTATATAATATAAATATAATAAAAACAAATCCAATTCTATCATCAATAGAGATAATACAACGCGAAACAGATGTATTAAAAAATATAATAACTATATTACAACAAAATACTATTAATATATCATATACAATAGATGATTTAAATAAAATAATATCTTTATTACAGGATACAAAAAATTTATTACAGGTTTATATACAACCACCAACCATTTCATAATATTATAATTTTGATATATCAACATTATTAAAAAAAGTTATTATAATATTTTATAGATTCTTTTTCAATATACTACCATATTACAATAACTTAAATTAAGAATACAAACATTAGATAATGCACGAAAATCTACTATTTTCATACATCTACTTAAATTTAAATCATAAACATTACATAATATATTTACATCAACTATATTTTCACATTCACTTAAATTTAAAGTATTAACATTTTTTAAAAAAGAAACATCTATTATTTTAGTATTACTTAAATCTAAAGTATGTGCATTACCTAACATACTAATATCTGTTATGTTTTGACAATTACTTAAATTTAATGTATGAACATTATTTAATGAACTAATATCTGTTATGTTTTGACAATTACTTAAATTTAATGTATGAACATTATTTAATAAACTAATATCTGTTATGTTTTGACAATTACTTAAATTTAATGTATGAACATTATTTAATAAAC